GGTGGCGGCTGCCGATCCTCTTCGAGTTCCAAATCTGGTGGAAATGGTGGGACCGGGGTAGTTATATTAGCATACGAGATTTAATATCATGCAATATGACCAACACTATCCAAATTACTTAACATATCATACCATACCATGGTCCAACGGCCTCGAAGGTGGTTACCTTAACGGTCACAATGTTGGCGGCGGCACCGCTGAAGGCGGGTTTGGTGGTGGTTCATGGATCATCTTAACCGCAACTAATTCAAGTAATGTAACTGGTGGTGGTGTTGACCAGACTGTCCACAACGGCGGTAATCCTGGCTATGTCAAAATTGAATTTATCGCGTCGTTGATGATAATATAAAATGTCAATAGGTAAAAAAAGTATCTAGAATTTCACTTAATTAAACGCTTCTCATCGGTTGCGAAAACCGAAGGTATTCATTCGATTCCAACATGTTCCGAAGAGACCGTGGATTCGTAAACGTATCCGTATAGAGTTCCTTCTTGAAAAAATCATATGCGTTGTGCCAGTGTAATCTCTTGACGCCCATTCGTAAAAATTCGTTGTTCAATTGGGACGCCACGTAATTGATAAAGTTCAAAATCAAAGATTCATCCATCATTTTGGGTGTCACGTTTAGATAATGCCTAATATAGACAAACAATATTCTAAAGTCGTGCGCAAAGTTTGGTTGTGAATATTTGGAATAAAGACCAATTTCATCTTTATGATATTTGATTCCGTCCTTTTCAAGGTATGCGTATCCATAGTCGATCATAAACCATCGATAAACCGGTTCGCTTGGAGTGCCAATATTCTTATACATAATATTGCCCCCGTGCAGGTCTCGATGATGAAATTTGTATTCGTCCTGAAGCATCTCAATGAGTTTGCACAATTGGATAAGTGCGTCCTTCAGCACAGCGTCGACCTTTTCAGGTGTCATTGTGGGAACAATCCGCTTCATAAATCCATATAAATCTCCGTCTAATTTCTCAATACCAGTTATTATTTTCATTTCCGAGTTTGGCACGTAAAGACGTGCCATAAACTCTATTTTTGGTATGCGCGCCATATTGCTTGTTTTCCCTCTCAAAGCGCAATAGAGTTCGCTTTGGATCATATTTTCATCAAAAACTTCATTATGTATCCGAATCTGTTCCTCAATAGAACTTCTTGATATTGGTACCTTGATCACAATATTTTTCCCGTTAAATTGTGAACGATAAATGCTTCCAAAAGACCCCGCCGCCATGTAGCATTTTGTTTCCAAACAAATGTCCAGTTGATTTCCACCCAAATTCGCCTTTCGTATTTGTTTGTTAAATGAAGTGCGTGTCATTTTATTTGTAATGTATTTCTTATTACGGTATGTTTCATCATTTGGATAAATAATCGGCAACAGCAAATACATTTTATTTGTATACTTGTCAAAACTACTGTGTTTCATCATTTTTCGAAGTCCATTCAAGAAATAGCATGGATCATAATAAAAATCATTTTCTCTCAGTCCAAGAGCCTCCAACTCCTCGCGAACCTTAAACAATTCATCGACAGAAGGAACAACGAAAAATTTATTCACATTTAAACTGGATGGTGGTGTTGGTTGTGTTTTGCTTGGTGGTTTATTGATTACAGTAGTAGGTGTTTTTTTAACGATCATTTCTGACAATGGTTTCGCGTCATTTTCGAGTTCAAGTTCAATTGCATTTATATCAACACTTTTTAAATCCGGTTCATTTTGGTCCTTTTCCATTTGCATTATTTCTTCCTCAATCCGCGTAGCAGTTTTGGGCATTGTGGATGGTACATTTGGGACACTTTTTTGAATGGATGATGTTTTCTTCCTTTTATGCCGACGCGTGCACACATTATTGACGCAGCGTTTCGAATAACACTGGTTGTCTTGTCCGCATTCGACGCCTAATTTCTTCTTGTATCTCCTCTTTTTGCGCGTGCACACCCCATCAACGCAGTTTTTATTGTAACAATCAACAGAGACATCGCACGATGAACCGATTTTGCGTTTCTTGGTTTTGCGAATACACACACCATCTTGCCCACACATCTTGCTGTAACACGATGTATCTTTGGCACATGACTCGCCCAGTTTCTTCTTATATTTCCGTTTCTTCCGCGTGCAAACGCCGTTGATACAATTGTTATTGTAACAATCGCGCTCAAACGAACATGTTTCGCCTATTTTATATTTCATATACATATTGAAAGATAAAATATACTAGACTAAGATTTCTGGATCTTGTGGCGTATTCCCTCTGTGGTCTTCACCTGCCTGTTTTCCATAACAAAGTTCGCTACATCGTCCGCTTGTACGTGCGGGTTCTCTTCGAAATACTTTCCCAAACAATCCATCAAATACTTCTTGCTAAGTGGTTGCTTCACCTTACTCTTCGTGTAGCTTATTTTCCCCTCAGTCATATCAAAGCAATCAATCTCATTCGTTTTCATAATATCCACCAAAGTGGCGGTCAGTAGCTTCTTTTTATCTCGGCGCTCTTTAAGTTCTTTTTGTAATACTTTCATTTCGTCTTCGATTTGCATCCATTCTTTGATGTTATTCACCAACTCTTCTTTGGTCGCCATTATACAAGTATTCACAAAATATTTATATTATTTTATATTATTTCCTAGAATTGTTTACTATGGGATTACGATTTCTCGATAATCACTTCCTTTGCGATTGTCTTGATAATTTTATTTTCGGAAGTGTCGTCATTCTCTCCCGTGACACTTCGCACCATATCAATATACATTTGTCTCCCCGTCTCAGTTTCGTTCCATTTTTCATTCTTCGCCTCCCAATCCTTGATTATCTCGATTTGTCGCTTTGCCACCGTGGTGATTGCCTGCTTCATTTTCCCCTTGTCATTATCGTCTTTCAACCATGTGTCGTTGTCCTTCACATAAAGCACCTCGCGTTTCAAATCGCTACAGTGTATCGGTCGCTTATGGAGCTCGAGTTCGCGAAGCCCCCTGACAAAAATACTCGTAATTCCGTTAACATAGCCCTTTTGACGCGTCGCATCCAAATCGGCCAACTCGAGTTGTAACGTGGCCACAAAATCGGTCAGATTGATTGCGTCCTTACACTGCTCATTCAAGAAAACCTGCAAATTGAATTTATTGATGGTCGTGTTGTTGCTCCCTATCTTCGGAATCATATCCTTCACCATTTCTCTCATATCCTTGTTTTCAAGAAGCATGTTTTGATTCTGTGTAATCAGGGTCGAGATCATGCTACGCAACTCCTCCTTTTCATTGTCCATGTCTTGGTCATTTGTAATTTTTGCGAGTTCAGTGGAACACATTTTTTTGTGACGATTATAGCTCTGAATATGTTTATAAATCCGTCCACAACTACAATTATAAGAAAGCATATTTTTTGTGAGCATTTTTGAGCATTGCGGTTTTCGGTGTTTTTTGGTCTCACAATGTTGTTTAAACAAGAATTTTTTATTACTGCCATAATCACACTTTTCACAGTAGAATTTGTATTTTTGATTTATGGTCTCATCGGAGCATATTTTTTTGAGCATAATATGCTATAATAATGCTCACTAAAATATGCTTAAATCCTTTGAAAATAGGTGAAAAAAGGCCGATTTTTGCCCCCTCCATAAGGTCCCTACATAGATTTTTTTTACCCCCATTTTTTCTCTCTACACGATGTAGTGAACGCGCGTTTTTTTCCAATTCTATAAAAGATAATCCCAAAATGGACAAAAATAAATGTCCAAAATCCATTTATAAATTTTCAAATCTGTAAAAAAATAGTGACATTTTATCGATCCATCATTAGACCATATCTATAAAAACCCAGCATTTATTTATGTAGAACAAGACGCATGACCAGGTCTTTCTTTGCACCGGAAAGCTTGAGGTTCTTTTCGCGGAGTTTCTCTTTGAGAGAGACAACGGTGTTGGAACGAAACACCCCTTCCATCTCGGTGGTCCACTCGGATGGTTCGCCGCCATTTTCCCCGTGTTTCGAGGCACTCAGGAGGACTTTACCCCAGTGTTTGGTGCAATAGGTTCCATGGTCGGTGTCGAATCCGGTATCTCCACATAACTGGCCTTGTTTCTTTCCGCTTTTATACTGCCATCCACATTGTTTATGGTCCATACAAAGGAACTTTGGATAGTTGACGCCCTTTATTTTCAAAACGCCTTGTTCCGCAGGGATGAATGGAAGGAGCTCCGGTGAAATTTGGCGACAATAAGGACACTTTATCTCATTTAGCATAAGACGAACGTTGTCATTTGGATTATACACCGTCTTTTGCCGGACTGCTTCATGATATAGTGGTCCATAGTTAAACCGATGATTGCATTTCAGTGTTATATTGTTTCGCCCAATGGGTTCTCCGGAAATGAGGCATACATCTGCGTGCTCTTTAACTTCATCCTTTGCAAGCTCTGCAAAGAAATCTATACCATCCTCGATGATGTAGTTCATATGTATAAAAAATAATAGTGAATCTTTATATATATTTAAGATGTTGATTCAGGAATGGGGAAACGCAACATGGTATTTATTTCATACCCTTTCTTACAAACTGAAGGAAACGGAAAGCAAACACGCGAACGAACTTTTAATGTTGTTTGTAGGAATTTGCCGGAATTTACCTTGCCCGATATGCCGCGAGGACGCCACTAAAATGTTGAATACTTCTAAAACGCGGCTCGTAACAACACGTTCGGATCTCTTGCGATTCATGTGGCAATTCCATAATTTAGTCAACAACAAGCTAGGCAAACCGGAGATGACATACGACGAACACATAAAGAAGTATGAACGGGCAAATACGAACAAGGTAGTGCAGTTCTACGTCCATGTAATGTCTAAAAACGCCAATAATGCAACGGCGATGTTAGACTCGTTTAAACGACAAGATAATACGAAGGATTTCACAAATTACTTTGGAGCAAACAGTCATCGCTTTCGTCCTTGAGCACGCTGATTATGCGATGCTTTCCGAAATGACCTCTCCGTTCTTATATACTTTACATTTGAATGTTTGCTTGCTGGGTCGGCTACATTGCACGTTATTGCTTTGCAACTCATTATAGTAGAGTAAGTGTTCGTTTTCAGTGATTTTCCAAATGGCGTACCACGAACACCCCATAAAGGCTCCCAGTAAAAGACCGAGAGATATTCCCAAGTAGTTGGTGCATCGGTTTTTGTATTTGGAGACCCCGTCCAACACGAGGAACAAAGAAAGGACGGTCATTAATGGGACATTTACCTGTTTGGTGTCGAACATAGGAAGAAGGAGGTACGCAATCGTGAACGCATGAAACGTGGTGGACGAGGACGGGACGTTAAAGTTGGTAAGGTAAGGGATCCCAACAAAGTCGCACAAGATGGAAGCATCACTATATTTTCTTTGGTTGAACCAAATTCCGACAACGAGATTCACTAGTGACGTCACAAGAATTCCTGTCAAATAAATCAACCCTTTTACATTTTGATTGAATAGGGTTATCATCACAAGCAAAAACGTGACAAGCAACGGGGATAACGCCGAAGTCAAGTTGAGTATGTTTTTCAAATCCAAATTTAATACCATTATATATAATACATATATATATAATCGAATACATTTGGATACATTTGGATTAATAGACGCGTTTACTTAGTGGAACCGTTTTGACATCATCGTCCAAAACATCCATGATCACCTTTCTCTTGGCAATATCAATCGTATCGTCCCGCAAATATGTGAGTGTATGAAAGAGCCAATTTTTATCGTCTCTTTCTGGATAGTCTTCGTGCGAATGGGCACCGCGACTTTCTTTCCGAAAATTGGCGGCATGAATCGTAGCAAGTGCATTATCCATAAGATTCTTTAATTCTAAAAACTCGATATATTCGGTATTAAACTCGCTTGATTTATCGTCGATGCCTACATACTGGAATTGTGCGTATAGCGCATCGAGTTTATCGACCCCTTCCTGCAATAAAGCGTCGTTTCTAAATACGCCCGCATGTTTCTGCATAATTTTCTGCATTTCCATTCTAATCTCTCCTACGCTCATTATCTTGTCTCGGTGTAACAGGCTATCGTAATACTCAGTCAAACAATCCAAATCGCACGCCTTTACATCTTCGAGTGCTTCACCGGGTTTGTTCAGTTCAGATATGTTTTCGGAGCACGCCTTTCCAAACACGACAATATCTAACAGGGAATTGGCACCCAATCGGTTTGCGCCATGGACAGAGGAGCTCGCCGCCTCTCCAGCCGCCCATAATCCAGGTAGAACCGCGTTTTCGTCCGTATCCGTGGGTCGAATAACCTGTCCTTTCCAATTGGTTGGAATACCACCCATATTGTAGTGAACCGTAGGTATGACGGGCACGGGCTGTTTGGAAACGTCAACCCCGGCAAAAATTTGCGCGGTCTCTGTTATACCAGGTAACCTCTCTTGCAACAAATCTTTGGGCAAATGACTGAGTTGTAGCAAAATATGGTCTTTTTCATCGCCCACACCTCGACCTTCGTTGATTTCTTTTGTCATGGCTCGCGCCACCACGTCTCGACTGGCCAAGTCTTTCGCACTGGGCGCGTATCTCTCCATGAAACGCTCCCCATTCGAATTAATCAAGTAGCCACCTTCTCCTCGACACCCTTCGGTCAAAAGCACACCAGCTCCATAAATACCGGTGGGATGGAACTGAACGAATTCAGGATCTTGCAAAGGAAGGTTGGTTCGAAGCGCCATTGCGTTCCCATCTCCAGTGCAAGTATGTGCGCTTGTTGCCGAGAAGTAGCATCGTCCATAACCACCTGTGGCCAACACCGTGTTTTTGGCCAATATTTTGTGATACGTTCCGTCTTGGATGTTGTATACGAGCGCACCGATACACGCAGTTTTATCTTCGTTCATAAGCAGGTCAAGCGCAAAATACTCAATGAAAAAGTTCGCTTCATAGCTCAATGACTTTCCATATAACGTGTGAAGCATGGCGTGTCCGGTCCTATCTGCGGCACAGGCCGTCCGATATGCTTGACCGCCTTTTCCATAGTCCAGACTCTGCCCACCAAACGCGCGCTGGTATACTTTTCCATTTGCAGTTCTCGAAAAAGGCAGTCCGTAATTTTCGAGCTCGTTTACAACAGTGGGGGCTTCTCGACACATGTATTGAATCGCATCCTGGTCGCCCAACCAATCGCTCCCTTTCACGGTATCGTAAAAATGCCATCTCCAATCGTCTTCGGTCACATTTCCCAAGGCAGCGTTGATGCCACCCTGTGCAGCAACCGTATGCGAACGCGTTGGAAACAGCTTCGAAACGCATGCGACATTGTAATTCTTCTCGGCCAAACCCATGGTTGCCCGTAATCCAGCACCGCCCGCACCAATCACCAAGGCGTCAAATTTGTGTTCGGTGACCTGTGCCGGTTTCAACAAAGCAGGTGCGCCGTTCAATAGCGAGCGCTTCGTTAGATTCAGCATGACCGGGGAGATTATTGTGAAGCGTTATGGAAATGGTTTTATATATTTTTCGATAAAGATACTTGTCCCTAGCGTGGCTCCAAAGAGAAAATAGGAGGATTGTGCTACCCGTTGATTCGTCAAGAGCGTGGGATATTTGTCGAACAAGAAGTGTCGCACTCCGCCGAGAGTGTGGTA